ATATGAGTACAGAATTCGAATTATTTAATGGGACAAACTTTTCTGATCTTATGCGTGACGTATATCATAACTCAAAAAAGAAATCACGACAGATAGATTCATTAATTAAAGAATTACAGCCATTAATTAAAAATTTAGGAGATGCGACTGTAATAGTTCCTTTAATAAAAGATTATTTAGAAGTTTCAGTTAAAAATGACGATGCATTAGTTAAACTTACTGCAGTAGTCCAACGACTAATTTCAGCATCCAACAAAGATGACAATGAGAATGAGTTCGGCTTATCAGATGACGAACGAAGACGTTTATTAGAAGAAGCAGAAACAGAAATAAAAAACATACAAAAAAATAATAAGGAAGAGACGAATGCCGTTAGAAGTAGCCGAAGTCATCAGCACCAAGAAGACCTTTAAAAAATCAACAGACACATTAGGTGAAGATTTAGCATTAGCTTCAGTTAAAGTACGTATGGGTACTAGTACTGGTGGACCACGTGTAGAACGATTTGCACAACCTTTATTTAATTTTATGCACATTCCTTGTGAAGGCGAACATGTATTAATAACGAAAGCGCCATCTGTAATGGCCAACCCAGGCGCGCCGGCAGATAAGTATTATTATGTTACGCCTATTCCAATACATGGAAATAAACATTTGAATCCATTACCTAAATCATTTGAGATTGATAAATCAGGTAAGGACAGCTCTTATGCTGCTTCCTCTGGACCACAAGCACCGCCACCAGGCAAGCCATACAAGCCAGGAGAGAATTTTAAAGAAGTGGCCACAGTTAAAAACTTACAACCATATGAAGGAGATATTTTAATTGAAGGCCGCCATGGACAAGGCATCCGGCTGAGTACAGGGATAGGAGGATCTATATCTCAATATAAAAACTCTCCATTTTGGAAAGGCGACCAAGGAACTCCTATAACAGTGTTATCAAACGGACATAAACCAAAAGGCGGACCAAATGATTTTGTAATCGAAAACCCAGATGATACAAATAGTGTTATTATATTATCATCTGCACAAAAAATAAATTTAACGCCGAGTCAAGAGAACCTAGGTAAAGGTAGAAAATTACCGGCAGGAACTGACACTGCTCAAGTTATAATTTCATCTGACAGATTACATTTTAATGCGAATATAGAAGATATCATATTATCAGCTAAAAAAGATATTACAACAGCTACACCAAATTGGGCAATTGAATTAGATTTATTTTATACAAATTATCTAGACTTTATGAAAGAAGTAATAAAATATTGTAATGAAATGGAAATTCATGCTAAAGATAATGCAGATCATGCACAAGCATCGTCAATATCTATTCATATGACAGGCGTAGGACCAACTAGTCCGCCAACAAACGCCGGCTCTTTTTCTGAACATAAATCAAACTCAACAACTACAAGTTCTAATGTTAAATCTATTAAAACGAAAATAGAACAATTACAAAAAGATCTTGAAGCAATGAAACAATAGGGGAATAATATGCCTGTTTTATGGAATCAGTTACAACAAGCAACAACTGCAGCACTAGTATCACAAAAGTTATCAGGCCCTGAAGAATCTGCACACTTTTTTACTAAATCATATATTACATCGATGTTGTTATCGCAGGACCCCGTTAATAATCTTGTATTACTTAGCACAAAAAAAATAAAAAAAGGTAAATCAGGATATAATATAATATATAAAGGTTGGCTCAAAGCATTTCAAATGATGGAAGCGTCGCCAATCGATTTAAAAATGATACCATATTTACATGTATCTAAAGCTCTTGTAAAATTTTGGACTGGCATGCTCGTGTCTCCTCTTCTTCCTCATGCACCATCTGCTGCAATTACTATATACTTACCATTAATGGGCAGTCTTGTTCAATTAATAGAATATGGTAATATTATAATATTTCCTGGGAATGTTATAGCCGTGGCTAGTGGAATACATGAAGCATTTAATAAGAAAAAAGAACCTCTTGTTGCAAAATTTTTAGTAGACACGTATAAAAAACACCTCAAATCCATTAAAGGACAATATTGGGGAGTATTGCCACCACCACCAACAACTCCTCGTGGACCGGGAACAGGACCAATACCTTGGTCTGGCCTGAAATAGACTCGGCTAATCTTTATCATAAACATATTTATTAAAAAGGAGTATTCTATGGAAACTAAATCATTCGTAAAGATATTACGTAAAGTTATTCGAGAAGAAGTTAAAGCTGCAGTTAAAGAAGCACTTAACGAGCAAAAATCTAATCATAAACAAGTTATTAATCATGGCATGGATTTACATAAGATGGTAGAACGTCAAGCCAATCCTTATAATATTAAAGCTAAAAAGAAAAAGACTTATACTAAAAATAACATGTTAAATGAATTATTAAATGAAACAGCTACAACAGCAGATTTTGGTGCAATGGAGCCATACCCGGCAATGTCATTTGACTCAAGCGACGCAGAAACATTCAGTACACAAAAGAGGCCTCAACAATCATTAGCAACTCATGATGTGAATGGCGCGCCAGTTAATATGGCAAATGAAAATGTTGCAAAAACAGTAGACATAATGACAAAGGATTATTCCGCATTAATGAAAGCAATTGATAAAAAGAAAGGCATTAAATAATGGCCAGAGCGATATACCAATATCAACCTATTAATGAAACTCCAGATGTGGCAGTAGGCATTTTACTGCCAATGGATAAGTCATCAGCTGCATATAGCACTGAGTTAATAGCCATTTCAGGTTCGGCTTTAGCTCCGGGGTATCATTATGATTCCGGAAAAAAAGGAGGCTCATCTGTATTTGCACAATCATATTCTACAGAAGAACAGGCAATATCAAACTTAAAAAATTTATTGTTAACTTTCAAAGGCGAACGATTTATGCAACCAGATTTTGGAACACATATTAGAGAATCGGTATTCAAACAAAATACACGTGAGATGGCCGATTATTTAAAAGAGACATTAACAGCAGATATCGCACGTTGGTTACCATATATTGTAGTTAATGATATTATAATCATACGACATATTGATGCACATACTATCGATATTCAAGTAAACTTCCGGGTCGGATTGACTGGAGCAAATCTTACAATTAATATAATGGCAACAGAAAATGAAATCATAATCACTAGTATAACACCTGATACATCAACGTTAATTCAAGTAGGTTCATTTGGAATAGGATAATAAAATGGCAGATTTAGTTAAAAAAGACATACGATATTTAGGAAAAGATTTTGCACAATTTAGACAAAATCTAATAACATTTACAAAACAATATTTTCCAAATACATACCAAGATTTCAACGAATCGTCGCCTGGTATGATGTTTATGGAAATGGCATCATATGTAGGAGATGTACTGTCGTATTATACAGACCAAGCGTTTAGAGAATCACTACTATCAGGAGCTCAAGAAGAAGGTAATGTACTAATGTTGTCTCAATTGTTTGGTTATCGTCCAAGATTAAGTTCACCGGCACATTGTAAGTTGGATGTATATCAACTAGTGCCAGCAATAGGCTCCGGAACAGCTGCACGTCCAGATTATAGACATGCATTATCTATACAAAACGGCATGGAAGTTTTGACAGAAGATGATATATTATTTAGAACAACTGAAAATATAGATTTTAATGACAACCCGGAAACTTCTGTTTATGAAACTGATGGAAGCGGCAATGTTACATATTATCTACTTAGAAAACAAACAAATGTTGTTTCCGGAGAGATCATGACACGTGATTTTACATTCACTGAACCCAAACAGTATGATAAAATATTACTACCAGAAACTAATGTGTTAGAGATAATATCTGTAACAAGTGATACAGAACAATCATGGCACGAAGTTAATTATTTAGCTCAAGATACTGTATTTGAAGATATCGCTAATATTTCTTATAATGACCCAGAATTGTCACAGCATAGAAGTTCTGTACCATATATCTTAAAATTAAGAAGAACTCCAAGACGGTATGTAGCAAGAGTTAGATCTAATTTAACAACAGAACTACAATTCGGCTCAGGCATAAGTTCTGACGCGGATGAAGAAATTATACCAAATCCAACAAATGTTGGCGCAGGCCTAGAATATTTACGAAGAACCACTACATCTAATGTCGACCCATCTAACTTTTTAGCTACAAGTACTTACGGCTTAGCGCCAAATAATGAAACATTAACTGTTAAATATACTATGGGCGGCGGCATAAAGGACAATGTAGGAGTTAATACAATTGTCAATATACAATCTGTAACATATATAAATGACAATTCGACAGTTGATTTATCTACAGCAAAAAATTCAGTAGCAATTAATAATCCAGAACCAGCAAGAGGCGGCACAGAAAAACAGGATGTAGAAAGTATACGTCAAAATGCAATAGCATCATTTGCTGCACAGAATAGAATAATAACAAGAGAAGATTATACTGCAAGAGTGTATGCATTACCAGCAAAATATGGAAGTGTATCAAAAGCATATGTCATTGGAGACACTCAACAAAATACTCAGGATATAGATTATCCTAGAGACACCATTGCAAACCCTTTGGCATTAAATTTATATTTATTAGGATATGATTCTGATCAGAATCTTGTATCACCAAACAATGCACTAAAAGAAAATATACGTACATATCTATCACAATTCAGAATGTTAACCGATGCAATTAGTATTAAATCTGCACACGTCGTCAACATTCTAGTAGATTTTGAAATAATTCCAAAAGCAAAATATAATAATGATGAAGTACTTACACGATGTATTGATAGATTAAAAATATTGTTACATACCGATAAAATGCAAATAAACGGAAGTATTAATATGTCAGAACTTACATCCGAACTAGATAGAATTGAAGGTGTACAAAGCGTTCCAACAATAGAAATTCAAAATACAACTAAATCTGGATATTCGAATATCGTGTATAATATCCAAGCAGCAACTAGGAACAATATTATTTATCCGTCATTAGACCCTTGTATATTTGAAATTAAAAATCCTAATTTAGATATTAAAGGAAGAATTGTCAAACCTTAAAGGATAAATTATGTATAGAATATTTTACGCAGAAAAAGATACAACATTATATGAAAAATACCCAAAACAAAATACAGGTATTGATCAAATATTAGAACTTACAAAAATAGCTTCAGGGTCTAAACTAAATGGTATTATTCAAACCAATCAATATAATACTAGATTTTTAATAGACTTTGGAAGTCAAATAACAACATTATCATCATCAATTGCTTCTGGCGATATACCTAAAGTTACAAATCATGCAAAATCTGCATCTGTATACCTTAGCTTAAAAGCAGCGGATGCATCCGATTTATTACAAGAATATACTATTAAAGCATTCCCAGTATCTGAATCATGGACAAATGGAAATGGAAATTTTGCTGATGAGCCAATACAAAAATATGGAGCATCTTGGTATTATAAAACAAGTGATGATGCAGCAGATGGATGGACGACAGGATCAGTACCAAGTTCAGGTACTGTACAAGGAACAACCGAAACACTCGGAGGAGGCTCATGGATCACAGGTTCTTCATATGAAGCATCCCAGTCATTTAAAAACGAAGTTCCAGATATAAGGATGAATGTTACAGATATTGTAGCCAATTGGTTATCCGGTAGTATATCTAATTATGGATTTATTGTCAAAAGACCTTATAGTGATGAAATATCAGGACAAGTATTAGGTAATTTAAAATTCTTCGGAAGAGAGTCACATACAATATTTGTTCCTAGATTAGAAGTTGCATGGGATAATACTTCAAATGTCGGCTCAAGTTCTGTTTCAGAAATAAATTCCGAAACATATATTCCTTACTTTAAAAATATTAAATCAGAATATCGTACATCAGAGATCACTAAATTTAGAATAGGTGTAAGGCCAGAATTTCCATCTAGGACATTTCGAACTTCATCTTTTTACTTAACAGCAGAAAGACTCCCAACATCCAGTTATTATAGCATAATAGATTCAGTTACTGACGAAACAATAATACCATTTGATACGACAGCATCAAAAGTAGATTGTGATAGTAATGGAAGTTTCATGAAATTAAGAATGGATTCGTTCATGCCAGAACGATACTATAAAATAATGTTGAAGATAACTAGAGCAACTAGCTCATATGATGATACACAAACATTTGATGATTTTTATTTTAAAGTGGTGAAATAATATGCCAGACGATTTTGTATTAGATAGCTTTGTAAGCAATATTGACGAACTTAGAGTAGATGTTCCATATTCCCAACATTTCGAGACAGCAACTTGGACAACAAACTCCCACCCAGTCGAACGCGACCCAAAGACAAATCATTTAAAAATTTCCATGGACCCCGATTGGGGAGCCAATAGAGCACAAAAAGTTGAATACGGACTTTATTCATTAGAACCTTCGGCATCAGCCGAATCTATAAAAAGTTTAATTGATCAGACCTGGTCACATTTCACAACAATTCACCCTGCATATAATCAACCGCCACCGGCAGAGCCAGCATTTTTTCTAGCAGCCGGCGATATAAATGAGTTTGATCTCCATGCACAATACCTAGAGCGTGGTCCAACTATTGGTAGACTGATTGCCAGGCCTAATACCATATTTTGTGTGTATTATGTAAAGGATGATGTTGCACATCCAATACCAAATTATAAAACATTAGAAGTATTATTAGTTCAAGAAGGACTTACGTATGATGACATTAAAGAAGCTGCTGATGATGACTATAATAAATATGATATACAGATAGCAGGCAGTGTTAGTAATACTGATAATGTTGACGTAGATGAATCTGCAAGACAAGAATTTACTAGACGTAAATTAGTAACTCTAGATCATCAATGGACATTAACAACACGTCTTCGTTCAGGATATAAACCAAAACTTCCATTTAAAAGAGACCCAGGAGATTATTGGTCACCATGGAGCCAAGAAAGTTCTTGGGATGATAACGAAAATAAGTATGTCCCTTCTCCATATTTTTCAACGGTATATACAAATCAATCCTGGAAAGAAAAGTTAAGAGAGAAATTTGAAGGCAAACTAATGTGTAAGAATGACGGCGGCCAGTTGAAAATGATGCAGTACGGACAATTCTGGTTGGTAGGTAATAGAGATTTGGTACGATATTATAATGAATTAAATGGATATGACGTTGAAATAAATGGTGGATGGACTCTTCGGACTGGCAGTGCCCAATACGAGTTTACGACTTATTTAACAGAACAAGGAATTTGCATAAACTTAAGTGACTCCAGCGGATGGGCTCCCATTTGGAACGATTTTAATCACCCGGGATCATATAAAGATCAAGCTGGCCAATGGCAAAATAACGACCCAATGAATGCATGGGATTATAGGTCATGGTGGCTTAGGACAAAAGAAGGAGATTTTTGGGATAAAGAAGAGTGGAACCCATATGAACCTGCAGGGTCTGTAAAATATTACGGAAACTATGTTGACTCAGGAGCTCCACCACCTCCAACCTCAACTAGTTCTGTAAACTTAATAGATACATCAACACTAATATCACAATTAGACTGCTTTCTTACTGATGGAGACGCATTAAAAAGTACCCTAGGTAGTATGAATGTCGTAACTGGATTACATGCAGAAGCAGCTACTGAAGTTAAAAATGACTTGCAAAAAATATGGGTAACAAATTCAGATATAGGAGCGGATGCTTGGATGTTAAAGAAAGGACCATTTACACAAGGAACTAATCAAGGGTATATAACAGGCAATGAAGTAGATTCAGATCGATGTTTCTGGAAATTAATTGCAAAACAAAGCGACCAAGATTTAATTAATTTAGTACAAGATGGATACAATAAATTTGCTTTTGATTATGGTGAAGATTTAGGCTTTGGACCGGGAGCAATAGATATAGTTTCTCAATCAATGGATGTGGTGAATCAAGGAAGTCATGGAAGTGTTGCATTACATATACCTTCCTATTTATTTTTAGATCAAGCAAATGTACAAACAGATCCTGTTTTCCTAATCAATGAGAATTATTATAAAACATATGGAGACACTGTATATGATGCAGCAGCACAGAACTTAAACTTAAATGACGCTCTTTTATACACAGATCAATATTGGACTGCAGGATTATCAAAATATCCAATAGATGTTCCAGATTGGGGAGATGATATTGCTTTACTTAATACAATTCCTCCTAATATATCTGGAGATGGTTCATA